GAAAAAAGTCTTACCAGTAGAGCTTTCCCCAGCAATAGCAGTAATTTTGTCGCCAGAAACACCACCGTACAAAGACCCAGATACAAGAGCATTAAAGATGAATGAACCAGTGTCCACAAATGTCTCGGTTTCGTCAATGTCTGACGCAATCTTAGAGTAGTCGCCACCAATCTCATTTACAATATCCTTTAGAAAATCCATAGTTGTTAATTAAAAATCAAATTTGCCGAAGGGGTTTTCACCATCTCCGTTTTTACTTTTTAAGTTGTCTAGTGTATCCATAATACATTCACTAGACTCAATGCTCTCAACAGTAAAGAGAATCTTCGCAATGCTCTCGCAAACCATAGGGCGCTCATTTCTAGCAGCATATGCTAATGCGTTCCTTAATGCGGCTTTAGCGTCATCAAGGGAGTCAATTACTGTCTTAGACAGTGCCATTGGATTTCCTCCTTATTTCGTATAGGTATTCTAGCACATCAACACGAATATTGATCAATTCGTCTAGACATTTCTGATCCCTAGCTTGAGACCTCAGATCCTCATCAATCTTAATGACTGATTCAATAAAAAGGTCCAATGCTAGTAATTCTGTATCATTCATATTATTATCCAAAAAACGATTCTAGTGTAACTGTTTTCTCGGAATGCCAACCAATAGAATCAAGAATGATTTTTAGTGGCTCCAAGAAACTTTTGTTGAACTGTAAGTCATAATCAATGTACCGCTCTAGATTTAGCTCCTTAGGGAAGTCTGAAATGAATGAAATAACATTCTCTCCAATCTTATTAGGAACCTTTAAGTAGCAGAACTTGATCTTCTCCCCATTATTAATCAATGAGTACTTCTTATCTAGCCCATTCTTTTTTATGTAGTGATTGAATAGAAGTGCTCCGCGACAATGGATGGGAGTTCCCTTAGCATAAATGCTGACTGGGGACTTATATTTAACAACATCACTAACAGATCTAGGGAATGAAATCTGTTCTGGTGGAAGCATCTTAAACTGAAGTCTACAACTATCAATGTAGTCAATAACTTCGTCCTCAGTGCCCACCATAACAAGCTTGAGTGCCTCTTTAATCATTGACCTACACGGAGCAGGGGTGGATGATTTGACTGCCTCAATGCCCATCATTTTGAGCTTAGGTTGAGCATAACGCACACCCTCACTATCCCATACATTCAGAATGTAACGCTTCTTAGCGGTCCAAATACCACGGTCTGCGATATTCTCCCTCTTCATCTGCATCTTCTGGTCATACGCATTCACATAATGAGCAAGCTCTTGATATGAATTATCAATAAAGGGCTCAATCTTAGCTTGACAGAAGCCATCTAGTGCGTTAACAATCTTCTCTTTAGATACATCCTTATCACCAAACACCTTATCAACAACAGGTCCCATATGTAAGTAGATTGAATCAGTGTCTGACGCAATAACATAGTCAACCTTGTCTGTACCTAGTGTCTTATTCATATACCCATTGAGCTTATTCTCAATCCAGCGAATAGAAGTCTGACCAGATAAGGTGATAGCCTCAGCATTTGCTAGTTTGAAATACCTGAAGTATTGATTACCAATAGCACCATAAGCACTGTTAAGAGAAATCTTCTTCGCCATTTGAATGTTGTTACAGCGGGAGATCTCCTTTTCAAGTGCTTTAGAAGGCTTCGTCTCATTGAGCTGCTTGGCTGCGAGCATTCTCTTCTTAAAGATAACTCGTTCTGCATACATCTTCTCCATTAGTTCGGGCAACATTCCCTTAACACGACGGTAGATAGCGCCGTTAGCAGTCATAGTCCAGTCAAGAACCTTCAATGGAGATAAGTCTAGCTCCATATCCAAGACCTTATAGACATTAATCTTGCCCGATAGCTGCCTGATTTCAATCATAGCTTCTAGCTTCTCTTGATCATATGACGGGTCATTCTGTGCATTATGAATCATAATGTTTAGATCATCCATAGTAATAAGCGTCTCTGGGGAGATTGCATACTGCATAATCAAGTGAGGATATAGTGAGTTAAGGTCAAAGCTCACAACGTAATCATACTTACCTGGCTTAGGTTCCTTAACATATGCTCCAGCATACTTTGAGTCCTTATCAACTTTTACTTTTGGTGGGATGACGACCTTCTTATCACGAAGATAATTGTAGATAATAGTATCCCACATACGCACTTGATAAAATACGTCACGGAAGTTTACCTTAGCGTCAAAAGCCATAGTAAGAGCAAGGTCAATAAGTTTCATCTTATCTTCCAAGCGGTCAACTAATTCCACGTCAATGATGTTGTATTCAACAAACTTCTGCCAACCTTGGCGATAGAAATCTTTGAAGGTTTCAAACTCACTGTGATCTAACTTCTTCTGCCCAAGCTCTACATCAGCAATATGATCTAGACGATAGCTTTCCTGATTAGAATATGTGAACTTTTTATATAGATTGAGATAGTCAAGTTGAGTAACGCCAGCAATATCAAAGTAGATTTTCTCCTGACCTTTGATAAAGTGCTTCTCTTCGGATACTAGCTTCCACGGTGACAACGTTTTCATTGTCTTGGAACCTAACAGACGCTCAATGCGGTTACAGAGATATGGAATATCATAATATTCCAAGTTCCATCCAGTAACAACGTCTGGGGTATCCTTTGTCCACCAAGCTAGGAATGAATTGAGTAGATGATGCTCATCATAGCAGGGGCGAAAGTCAACATTCTCCTGCTTATTGGTGAAGTCGCCGTGCTTAGTTTGACCCCAAGTAATAATCTTCTTGGTATTATAGTCCTGAACTGTGATTAACAGTACTTCCTCGGCAGCATTCTCTGGGTCTGGGAAACCCATTTCAGTCTCAACCTCAATATCAACAGTGACCATCTTCATCAATGATGTATCAAATTTGATATCACCAGGATAGTTTTCAGCTAAAAATTGAAAGATGAAGCGCTCATTCCCATAGACATTGAAGTTTTCAACTTCATCATACCTCTTGATAAACTCACGACACTCCTTAATTGTTCCAGGTTTTATTGGCTCTACATTCTCACCATCAAGTGTCTTCCAGTCACTATCTTTCTTGGAAGACACAAACAATGTAGGTGAAAAGTTTTTCCTTACATTAAAACGCTCACCATTCTCATATCCCCTGAAGAGGATAGAGTTTCCATACATCTGGACGTTTGTGTAGAACTTATTCTTAGACATTAATCACCAATAGTAACGAGGTATTCTGCGAGTAGTTTATTATCTGGAGTTGCTACGAAAAAAACATCATCTGATCGGATGAAAAACTTAGTCTCGGAAGTCAACCTCCTTGATGGATATCTTACCATACATTTGTCTAGATCAGCATTCTCATCATAGGAAACTGGGTCAATCAGGTAATGGTCTGGATCTCCCAGAATTACATTTTCGGGAGGAATTTCTATAAGCTTACCAACTAAAACTCTATTGTTTTTTAGTATTAATACTTTTACTGTGGTTTCATCCATTTTTATTTCCTTTATAAGATTCAACTAATGTATCCAGTGGTTTTGAAACAACAACAACAACGGATTTTAGGATGGTGAATTTTCTCTCCTTGGACAATGGCATCCAAACATCATATGCAATAGAACTAGTAAACACACCATCAGTCATAGATGAAGATTGAATACTCGCTAATAGTGGCTGCTCAAGTATGTAAGAATCATTACCAATATTTTCTGTATATTGACTAACAATAGTTGTTCCATCCATTAACAGAAATAGTCCAATCGGTTTCTCTACAGGAGAATGAAAATCATAAGTTTCTTCTGTAACTAATGATTTTTTATCTTTATTAAAAGAAGTCATAGTATATCTTGGCGTACTTTCATCATCTGGGGTGGCTCTGTCATAATCGTTATTCATAAAATTCTGTGGCTCATAGCATTATAGCACATAAAAAAGGGGGCTGCCCTGCTTTTTGACAGGACCCCCCAGTTGTGGCGACGATATACTTTATTTAGCCTT